TTGCTGGCGTCGATCGTGAAACGCTCCAGCGTGCTCGGGCCACCGCTGTGGCAATATTGCAACAGTTGCTGCGTGAAGCTCATGAAGCCACGCGAAATCTCGGTCAGGTATTTGGAAATCGAACGGTACCCGCCGATCTTGCGCGGCAGGCCACGCTGAAACCGCACCCACTGCCCGTCGGTGTAGAAATCACCGTCGAACTTGGTGCCGTCGCGCTTGATGCCGGGCTGGGAGCGGAGGATTTGCGTTGGCATCAGAATGTCCCGCCAACCACAACGCCAGAAGGCGCAACGCCAAGAGCTGCATAAGCCGCCGGGCCGTCAGCTGCCGTAAACACAGCGTCGCCAACCGATGTCGCGCCCAAGTTGATGCGAGCCGCGCCTGCGGTCGTCGCGCCGGTGCCGCCATCGGACACCTGGATGGGCACGGCCAAGCCGCCCGTGTCGGCATTGACCACATCGGTGCCGTCGCAGTACAGAATCGATCGCGAGCCGGAGGCCACCAGGACGCCAGAGCCAGCAGAGGTTTTGACCGTGAAGTTGTACGCGCCGGTCGTCTCGTTGTTGACCCAGTACTGCTGCACTGTGGCTGGAACGATGATGTTGCGGTTACCCGTCAGCGTGCCGGTGAAGCCGTAGGCGATGCGGTTGAGCTCGGTGCCCGTCAGCGTGTAGTCGCCAGAGCCGGACACGTTGATCGATGTGTAGTCGAAGGCAAAGGTGGCCGACTGGCCAAAGCCAATGGTGTAGAACGCCGAGCCGTCGGTGGCGATGATTGCGGACTCGCCAGGCTGGAAGGACAGCGTGGAGCTGCCGTCGATCAGCACTGTGCCGCTTGGGTCGGCAACGATAGCTCCAGAGCCTGAGTTGCGCAGGTAGCAAAACCAGTTGTTGCCGACCGTGGTCGCCGCAGGAAGCGTCAACGTGCCGCCAGCGCCGGTCCAGACAAACATACGAGCCCGATCGTTGATGCCTGCGGTGTAGTTGCTGTTGAATGAGGTGATCGGCACGGACTGCGAAAGCAATGTGCCGACAGCCACAATACCTGTCCCTGCAAGCGACGATGCGTTGACCATCGAGGTCGATGCGCCGTACTGCAGCGCCACCCAAGTGCCCGCTGCGTCGCTGTTGTCGGTGAGGTAAACCTGCCACAGCTCGCCAGACGCCAGTGTGACGACCTGCACGCCATCGGCGTCCTTGACCGTGAACGTCGAGGCTCCACGGTTGTTGAACAAGATGGTTTGACCCGTGCCCGTTTTGTCGGCAGGCGGCAAGGTGATGGCCAGGCCAGAGGACGCCGGGGTGACGTCCATGATCTTGGTGGCCAGGTTTGAGCTGGTCGAGGTCTCGTCGGGCCAGCTGAGCGTAATGTCTGCGGCCAGTGCAACGGCGCTGTAATCTATCTCGCTCGGGTAGATGTTGGCACCGCCAAAAACGTCAACATAAGTGGTCATTTTTTACTCCGTCAGGCGAATTACGCCTCAGTCCTTTGGGCGCTCCGGTCCATGATTTTCTTGAGGTCCTCGCCGTTGAGCGCCTGGGCCGCACGGTCGTACATCTGCTGCCATGTTCCGATGCGCTCGTCCTTCTTCAAGAACGGCGTGGCCTCCAGCAAGGAGGCGTACAGCAGCAGGTCGGGGGCGTACTCGGTCAGCCAGTTGGTCTGGAAGTCCTCGCCCAAGAAACGCGGCTGCTCGTAGTACATCACCTCCAGCGTGCTGTCCGCTGCCGGTGTTGGCGTGATCAGCCAGTGGTTGTAGTCGTAGTCAGCGTAAAACTGCGGAGCGCCCGTCTCGGCCTCATTTGGCCAGTAGGAGCGGCAGTACTCGTATGCGCGGGCAAAGATCGGCGAGCCGTCGACGGTCATGCTCACCGTGTCGCGCCAGCGGTCTGGTTTGCGGTAGGTGGCGACGCCGGTTTGAAGGGGGGTGGTGACGACCCGGATGAAGCCCTGGATTTTGAGCTCACGCGAGATGCGGCGCTCGCCAAGGGTGATCAGGCGTGGCAGTTGCTCATAGACGATCTGATCGCTCTCGGCGGTAAAACCCCGCTCAAGGTATCGGCGCAAATCTTCGAGCAGGCTGCTGTACGTCATCGTGTACATGGGGACTCCAGTTGTGGTTGAAGCCGCTGGTCCAGCAGGCGCTGTGTTGCGGAATTATAGATTGTGGGCGGGCTTAGGGCAAACTGGTTGTCAGCGGGCCACGCCTTTTAATTTTTCAAAGGTGCGAAGCCCGCCCAGGCCCAACAGACCAAAGAGGACCTGCATCGTCAGGTCGGTGTCGATGACGGGGAACTCGCCTGTGTATCCAAAGGCAACCTTGGCAACAAAACGGGCGATCGGCTCGATCAAGCTGGCATAAGCCAATGACACGCCGCACACCCACAAAATAAACGGGCGCCCACCTGCTACAAACCAGTTTGTGCTGGCCGCCTCGGTGTTGTTCACGCCAATCTGCGCCAAATCGACGGCCTGGTCGAGCTTGCGGCCCTCCAGCTCCAGCTGCATGCGCTCTTTGTCCGTGGTGATCAGGTCGCCAGCCACCTTACCGACGGACTCGATGATTCCAGAGATGGGGTTCAGATTCATGTGTTTACTCCAGCGAGCGTGCGATTAACCCAGCCCAACATGAATTTCAGCTGCGTGCGGTCGCGGGTCACAATGTCCCGGTACCGGGCGATCTTGGCCAGGGCGTAGGCCATGACAAACTTCTCGGGGTCGTAGGCGTTGAGGGCCTGCAGCGTTCGCGGGCCGATGCTACCGTCTGGGGTTGCGCCAACCACCAGCTGAGCGAGCTTGATGGCCACTGCCGGGCGGCCTGGTGCGCTGGAGTTCACGGCAAAGTTGAAAATACTTGACGCGATTGCTTGGCTGATGATGTGATCGCCGCCGATCGGCACCCAGTAGTTGGTGTGGTACCAGTTGCGCACCAGGGGCGTTGGCGGCGTTTCGCGCCGGTCAACGTACTCCCATCCTTCCCAGTCCGGATTGAAGTTCCTGGCAATGCCCGCATAGGTCTGGCCGCCACGATCGCCAGGCACGTTGTGCAGCACGTAGCCGCCCTCGTCTTGGATCATGGCCTCAAAAGCCGGCAGGAAATCAGCCATAAACCACCTCCATGAAAACGCGGACGGACCAAAGCACCATGCCGACGATCAAAATCGCCGCCACGAATGCTTCGGCCCAGTCTCTCATGCTGACCAAGGAGTCCCACTGGCCGAAACGGGGTTCTTCTGAGCCTCAATCTGAGCAGCCACAGCCGCCTCAGTAGCGTCTTTGTCCACCTTCTGCCACACCCAACCGAGCACAGTGGCTTCAGTCAGAGATTCGTAAGGCACAGACAGCTCACCGTCAAAGCCGCAAGAGGCATAGACAGAGCCAGAGAAGTCACCGTCCACACCGGAGCAAGTCCAGTGGGCAGTGGTTACGAAACCGTCAGCAGTGTTGCGGTCGAGTTGGCTAATGCGCCATGTAATAGTTGCAGTCATGAGTCATTTTCCTTTCAGGGATGGGTTGCTTTGTAGGCATCAAATTCCAGCTTGACTTCATCAAGCGATGCCTTGAGTTCTTGAATAGCCGCTGTCAGTGTAGCCACCAAGAAGCTGGTGTCGATGCCTTGATAAACAGGCTTGCCTTCAGCGTCCACAGCGTCTTTCTCACCAGTCACTGCATCAGGGCAAACTTCAGCCAACTCGTGAGCAATGAAGCCTTCGGCCTGTTTTCCGTTTGATTTCCACTTATAGGTGACTGGTTTCAGTGCAGCGACTTTAGCCAAAGCACCCGTCATAGGCTGGATGTCTTGTTTCAGGCGGTAGTCGGAGGAGGTGTTATAGGAGGTTGCAGAACCTGTGACTGAGATTGAGCCAACGGTGTTATTTGCTTGACGGAACTCAACCAACCCGCCAGTGCCGGAAGTCAGATTGAAATAGCCAGCAACTCCTGCGCGTTCTACTGCAATGATGCCAGAACCGTACAAAGATACACCAGTTCCATTTGACAACGACGCTGATGTACGCCCCACCAGCAAGTTACCGCTGGAGTCTAAGGTCATCGCCTGAGTGAAGCTGATGGCGTTTCCTGCTGTGCCGGAGGGGGCGGTGTAGAAAGCAAAAGCTCCATTTGCAGCTTCAATATATTGAGCTGTTCCGTTATTTTTGTAGATGTATGTGCCACTACTGTTGCGGTACGAATTCGTCAGGATTTCAAGCGAATTTGTTGCAGTGCGTCCAGCGATTGCTGCATATGCAGAAATATCTAATGCTCGGTATCCACTATTCCACACATAAGGAGTAACCCCCAAGCCGAGGTTGCCGGAGGAGTCGAGAGTGGCTCTGTCTGCCCCAGCAACACGCAGCCGGATACTTGAACCTGCTGCGGCGCTGTTTATCGACAACCCAGTCGTGCCGTTGACTAAAAACGATGCATCAGAACCCGGAGAAAACCTTGCATAGTAACTGCCATCGTTAAGCTCTAGCTTTGCAGCAGGCGAACTCGTCCCAATACCCAGACCTGTGCTGGTCAGGCGCATTTGTTCGGAGCCAGAAAGCATCCATCGCTGAGTTGCTGTATGGGCAAATTGCAGGCCATTAACGTTAGCAGAACCTGCTATTTCATACCAACCACCGTTGTTGATAATTGACCCAATAATGGTTCCACCAGTATTGCCCTGCCAAATGTCTCCGTTAATTGCTGCCTTGTATCCAGAAACAGGCGCAATGCCAACCCCCAAATTAGTCCCATCAAACGTCAGCGCAGACCCAGTGGTCAGGACTTTGGAGCCGTTGAGGTAGGCCACGCCGTTGGCGACCCCGCCGCTCAGCGTCACTGCGTTCGTAACCGTCAGGGCGTTTGCGGTCAG